AACTCTATTTTATTTGCACCAGCGACAAGTAAGTCTCTGCCTAGTCCCTCAATGTAAGCTACACCAGCTATGTATATGTCTTTAAACTCTAAGGCATCTGTACCCAAGTCTATTGCATTGTTTGATTTAGGTGAAACAATAGTAGCACTAACAGTGATATCTTGACCCGGCCCAAAAATGCTTATTGGACCACCTTCTGCAGTTGTACCGTCATGTGTGTGACCACTGGTAGAAAATGCAGTTACAACCGCATCAAACTCTCCATCAAAATCTGCAGCATTAATAACATTACCATCAGCAATGTTATTGTCCACATCATTTCTTGTATATCCTGTTCCCATTATTCTACCTTCTTGTGTTTGTGCCGTACTCTAATGTCACTGTATCAAGTGAAAAAGGTGGGTCTGTACTATCGCTTCTGAATTGGATTGCTGTTGTAAAACCTGAACCTACTGTTTGTGTTTTAAATAGGTTTTGTACTTGACCACCAAAAACTGATGCTACGTTAGTAACTCTAACATTACTTATATTAGATGTCAAGGCAGCACTTATTGTTATTGTTGTACCGTCTACTACCGTAATTGTAGTATTGCTAGGTATACCTGTTCCAGTTATCGTATCTCCAAATGCCATATTAGTATTTGCAGCTACAGTTATAGTTGTTGCACCGCTAGAACCAGAAGCTGTTGTTGCATACTTAGCAAAAGTATTTACACCAAAGAATGCAATTTGTGCGCTTTCATTAGAAAAAGTTATTGCCGCAGGTTGTACTGAGTTTAGCTCATCAAAGTCAAACTTTAAGTTAAAGATAAAATTAACAGCACCTTGTGGGTCTGTAAATAAATTAGCTTTGTATACTGTTTTACGAACCCTTGGATCATTTATTGGTAGGTATGGTGATAGATACTCAGCAGATATATTACCACCATCAAAACTATTACCATCTTCCATCTTATAGATAAGGCCGTTATTACCAGAAAAAACAATAACTTCTTTTGAACCTACCATTTTACTAGAAGCAGAAAATACTTCCATGCCTCGTATCTCTGCAAAAGAAAATGCTTCACCACCTTCAGGTGCAAACTGTGTAGCTATTATACCTTTTGCTGCAGCACCAACTTGTTCAGGATTAAAAGCAAATAGTCTGTACTGTGACTTAGCTCTTACAGTTAAGCTAGTAAATAAACTAGCAGACTGTATAAAGTCACCTAGTGTACTCTGAATAGCCTTAGAGACAATACCTAAACCAAAGTCACCAATACGATCAGTAGCACCTAGTAGTCTTAAACCATCAGCGGTGAGGAACATAATGTCTCCACCTATTTCTTGGATAGTATCTCCATCAATACACCCAATGTCTTCACTGATAGGTTTTATTGCAAAGTCAGATAATGTACTGCCTGATACTTGTTGTATAGTTCTGTCTGTAAAAACTATTAAAGATTCTCTAAAAGGTATCAATCCTGTAACAGAACCACCAACCCTAAAGCTACCTCCACCATTACCAGAAGTAAAGTCATTATCTAATAGTGGACCAGTAAAGGTAACTATATCAGCTTTGCCATAGAACATATGTTTTTTAAAATTAGTTACATGTGTTGCTGAAATCGCACTTGATGGTGCGCCTGTTAGTTCTACAAAAGTAGTACCATCATATAGTGCAGGTGGATTAGCACCATCAACTATTGCAACTTTACGTGTTCCTGAAAAGTTGTACTCAGAAAATCTTGTTCTTCCAGCACCTTCTCTGTTTAAACTTATGAATGTTACTACAGCATTATTGGCTGCAGCACTATCTAGTCCGGGACTTATAACTAAAGTTTGTGCACCTGTACCACCAGCATCTGCTGTAACTGTGTATACTTTATCAACACCCGCTACTGTAAACATGTCTCCTATTTGAGGAGCTACAGTAAGTCCATCTACAGGTAAAGAAGTAGCATCTTCAGCTACACCACTTCCCGAATTAACTAGTACCGTACCATACGAAGGTACGTTTACTTTAGTGAATGCAACATCTCCACCAGAAGTTTTGTAAATGTCTGAGTTTAATGCAACTATAACATCATCGCCAAACACTTCCATACCTTGTGTTCTGTATGCAGTGTCATAAGTTATAAATGTTAGTTCTGCTCCGTTAGCTGGACTAGAACCAAAAGTTAAAATTACGTCATTACTTAAAGATTGTGCAGAAGATAAAACAATATTATTTTGATCTGTTACAGTTGCTACCGTTACAGTCCCTGATATACCTGTACCTGTAACAGTTTGCCCAACAACTATAGTACCAGTATTTAGTTTTATAACTAAAACCTTAGTGCTACTAATTGTTCCATCAACTTTTGCAGTTGGAACAACACGGCCAGTTAATGTTAGTGTTGTTCTATTATTACCTGCATCAAAAGATGGAGATAGTATAGTAAAAGTACCTAATATACCTGCTACTGTAAATGTATCATCTGCTACAGGCGTAGTATGTGTCCTTGCAATAGTTAAAGTTGTGCTAGCTTGACTCGCACCATCTACAACAGCTAGTCCGTATGGTGGGATCTTAGCTGCAGCAAACTTAGAGAATCCTAGTATTCTTCTATACCCACCAACAATGGAAGGCTCAAAGTTCTTTAAAGTAATTGCAGAACCCGGCATGTTAATGCCTTGTTGTAGAGGGCTTATGTTTGTAACTAAGCCACCCTTAAATTCTACGGGAAAAGTTTCTCTAGTTGTAGGCATTAATTAATTCTACTATTGGTCATAGAAGTGGTTGCTGACTTATTAATCAGAGTGGAGCTAATGTAGTCATACTTATTAATATAAAGAGTACGCATGTTCTTAATACCCTCTTCAAAGTTATTCTTCATAATAGTAGCTTCTTGTGTCTCACCTCTGAACATGTATGCTGTGTACATAGCACCTTCTACAATAACAGTTCTAAACTGCTCAGGTAAACTTGGTGCATCTGTAGCAGCAGATAAATCTGTAGGTAGGGTAAAGAAGTCAAAGACTAATGTATATTGTTTATCTGGAAAGGGGTAAAGCAAATAGTTATTATCGGGGGTACGCACAATGTGTCTGGGTACACCACCGTTATCAAACTGTGTTACTACTACATCGTCAGCAATGATTGCTGCTGTAGTACTATTAGCTCCTCTAGTACAACCTGTAAAATCATTACCTAATATGCCCGTATATGAAATCTGTTCCCCACCTATGAATAATGTTCCTGTAGCACTAAAGCCTGTTGAAGAGGTAACGGAAATTGTTTCTACTGATGCTGATAAGCCAGACGTAGCATCAATAGTTGTAGACTGTATCTCATCTTCTTGACTTGCATAAGCTTGGGCAATGTATTCGTAGTAGGTCATTGTTGACAAGTTGTTGCCAGAGGCATTAAGTGTTGTGTCTTTTTTAATTCTTGAGGTTTTATAATCTATGTGTTTAGTATTAGTAGGTATTGTATATCTAGTAACACCCGGAGTTAAGGTACTGCTATTAACCGAACTATTAAAAGGGTATGAAAATTCGTATTGATTAATCTGTCTTATAGCAACATTGATTGCATCCTTAACCATAGCGTACTCGCCAATAGAAGCCACAAAGTTACTAGCAGTAAGCTCCACTTCGTTGAGACGCCTGTTTACGTCATTGACTAAACCTAGATAATTATATGCCATTATGTTTCCTTAAGATGCACTAAAGGGGCCAGCATATAGCCAGCCCCAAAAGTATATATTTTAAGTTAAGCCAGCAGATCACGGTCTACTTCAGAAGCAGATTTGTCTGCTGTGATGTCATCCATGATAATGCAGATTGCATATACACGAATAATACCACCAGTGATAGTTCCGCTAGATGCGTGAACTTCTACATCAAGGGTATCGGCTGCTGCAGTAAAGAAAGGCAGAAGTGTTGCTACACCTGAAGACATAGTAGCAGTGGTGTGATCACCTACAGACGCACCATCATAATCAAATGCTGCTGAAAACTGATCAATATCACCTCCCGTTTGACCCAGAAGTAGTGCTGAGTCAGTCGTTGTACCTTCCATTGCAGTAACAACCTTGATACCTGCATGTAGAACCATTGTATTGGTTGGCAGAGCAATAGCTTGAATGATGTCATTCGCTGCAATAGCCGTACCACCGTTTTGCAAGATAGCGTCAGCAAAATCAATGTCATTTTGCAAAACCGAAATTGCACCACGGAGTTTCTTGTTTCCCGTTCCAGCATTGTTTGATGTTGAATCGGAGTTTGTACTCATTGTAATTGTAGCCATAACGTATTACTCCCCTATGCTGCGTTATAACGGGCAGTAACGATTGCTTCAGGACGAAGAATCTTACGACCGTATAGATGCATACCACGAACAATGTCAGCAAAGCTG